CGCCGCGATTCCTGCCGGCTCGACTTCCGGCTGTTCTGCGAGACCTACGCCGCAGAGTCGTTCCCGCTCGCATGGTCGCCCGACCACCTGACCGCCATCGGCAAGATCGAGGCGGCGGTGTTGCGCGGCGAGCTGTTCGCGTTCGCCATGCCGAGAGGCAGCGGCAAGACCACGCTCTGCGAGTGGGCATGCCTCTGGGCACTGCTCAACGGCCACCGGCAATTCATCGTGTTGATCGGCTCGGATCAGGCGATCGCCGAGCAGATGCTCGACTCGATCAAGAGCCACCTCGAGCAGAACGAACTCCTGGCGGCCGACTACCCGGAGGCCACGTACCCGATCCGCGCCCTCGAAGGGATCAACGCCCGTGCCCGCGGGCAGACGATCGACGGGACGCCGACCAAGATCGAGTGGACCGCCGATCAGATCACACTCGCCACCGTCCCCGGCGGGGCGTCGTCGGGGGCGGCCGTTCGCGTCGCCGGCATCACCGGCCGGATTCGCGGGCTCCGTCACACCCGCCCTGACGGCAAGACGATCCGCCCCGACCTCGTACTGATCGACGATCCGCAGACCGACGAATCCGCCGCGAGCCCATCGCAGTGTGCCACCCGCGAGCGGACGCTCTCCGGGGCGATCCTCGGCCTCGCCGGCCCCGGCAAGACGATCGCCGGCCTTTGCACGGTCACCGTCATCCGTACCGACGACCTGGCCGACCGGCTCCTTGACCGGCAGCGGCATCCGTCGTGGCAAGGCGAGCGGACGAAGTTGGTCTACGAATGGCCGGACGCCGAGGACGCGTGGAGCCAATACGCCGAGCTGCGGCGAGAGGGACAACGGGACGGCACCGGCACCGGCGCGGCCGACGAGTTCTACCGGCAGCGGCAGGCCGAGATGGACAAGGGCGGCCGAGTTGCGTGGACCGAACGCAAGGCTATCGGCGATCTGTCCGCCATCCAACACGCCTGGAATCTGCGGATCGACCGCGGCGAGGCGGCGTTCAACGCCGAGTTTCAGAACAGCCCGCTTGCTGACGACATCACGACCGACAAGCTCGACAAGCGGCAGCTCGTGCTGCGAGCGACGAACATCGCCCGCGGGATCGTGCCTGCCGGGCACACGAAGCTCACGGCGTTCGTGGACGTGCAGGACCGGCTCCTCTACTGGCTCGTCGCGTCGTGGTCGGAGTCCTTTGGCGGGCACGTCGTCGCCTACGGGGCACACCCCGATCAGGGCTCGTCGTACTTCGAGGCGGCGTCGGCCCGGAAGACGCTCGCTCTTGCCACGCCCGGTGCCGGCTTCGAGGCGGCGCTACGGGCCGGGCTCGACGAGACGGCGCGGCTCCTGCTCGCCCGTGATTGGCAGCGGGAGGACGGCGTCCCGATGCGGATCTCGCAGCTCATGGTGGATGCCAACTGGGGGCAGTCGACGGCGGTGGTGCGGAACTTTGCCCGGTCGTCTCCCTTCGCGGCACAGATCCTGCCGAGCCGCGGCAAGGGCGTCGGGGCATCCGGTACGCCGATGGGGCCGCGAAAAAACCGCGGAGACCGGGCCGGGCTGAATTGGCTCGTCGGCAAGACCGCCGAGGGGACGCAGATCGAGGCGACCTACGACACCAATTTTTGGAAGACGTTCGTGTCGGCTCGTCTGCGGCTCGGGCTCGGCGATCCGGAGGCGATCATGCTCCACGCCGGGCATCACGAGATGCTGATCGAGCACCTTGTCGCCGAGTTCCCGGTCCGTGTCGAGGCCCGCGGCCGGAGCGTTGACGAGTGGAAGTCGGTCGCCCGTGAGAATCACTGGTGGGACTGTCTCGTCGGGTGCGCCGTAGCGGCATCGATCACCGGCCTCGAGCCGGCCGCCAGCGAGGGCGGATTCCGGAAGCGGAAGAAGGTCAGCATCCCCGCCGGCCCTGACGGCAAGCGGGTGATCGTCACGAAGCGACCGAGAGCGTAGCCACACCCCCTCTCGATCCGTTGCCGTCTCCCGCATCGTGGAGGCATGAGCGACGAACTCGCAAACAAGATCGACACCGTGGCCCAGGGGCCGAAGCGCGTCCGCACCGACGCCGGCGAGGTGGAGTCGCAGTCCCTCGCCGACATGATCGAGGCGGATAAGTACCTCGCCGCCCGAAACGCCACGGCCGCGACGAACACCCACCGCGGCCTCCGGTTCAACAAGCTCATCCCGCCGGGGAGCGTCTGATGGGCTTTGCCAACCTCATCCGCACCGGCCGGTGGTCGCCTCCGAAGAAGGCGATCCAAGTCGTGCGCCCGGCCGTCCGGGCGCGGTTCGACGCCGCGCAGACGAGCGACGACTCCCGCCACTGGGCGAACGCCGACGCACTCTCGGCCAATGCCGCTCTTTCGCCTGAAGTCCGGCGAATCATCCGCAACCGCGCCCGGTACGAGCGGGCAAACAACGCCTACGTCCACGGCATCTGCGTCACGAAGTCGAACGACCTGATCGGCACCGGCCCACGGGTGCAGCTCGACACCGGATCGCCGGAGGCCGACCGAGCCATCGGCCGGGCGTTCTTCGATTGGTCGTGGTCGGTCCGCCTGGCGGACAAGCTCCGCACCGCCACCGAGGCCCGCGTACTCGACGGCGAGGCGTTCGCGCTGTTCTTCACGAATCCGCGGCTCGATCCTCGTGGCGTGCAGCTCGACCTCCGGCTGATCGAGGCCGATCAGGTCGCCTCGCCGGCGTACGACTACCAGCAGACGATCTCGCCCGACGGCTCGCTCGTGGACGGCGTCGAGTTGGATCGACACGGCAACGTGATCGCGTACCACGTGCTCACGTCGCACCCCGGCAGCAACTTCCTGATCGGGATCAACGAATACGACACGATCGCCGCCGAGAACGTGCTGCATTGGTTCCGGCCGACGCGCCCCGGACAGCACCGCGGGCTGTCCGAGCTGACGCCGTGCCTGCGGCTGACGGCGAACATGCGGCGGTACACGGAGGCCGTGATCCGGGCCGCCGAAATCGCCGCCGACCTCGCCGCGTTCGTCCACTCGAACTCCCCGGCCGCCCAGGTAGACGAGGTGGACCCGTTCGCCGCGATCGAGATCGAGAAGGGCACGCTGACGACGCTCCCCGAGGGGTGGGATGTTTCCCAGCTCAAGGCCGAGCAGCCGACGAACACGCACCAAGCGTTCACCCGGACGATCCTCGGCGAGATCGCCCGTGGCGTGAATCTGCCCTACCACAAGGCGGCTTTCGACGCGTCGTCCTACAACTACTCGTCCGCCCGCCTCGACGGGCAGCTCCACGAGCAGAACGTCCGCGTCGAGCGTGACGAACTCGAGCGGGCATGGCTCGACCGGATCTTCCGGGCGTGGCTCGACGAGGCTCTCCTCGTGCCCGGTCTGATCCCGGCGGCGCTGCCACCGGCGACCGAGTGGAATTGGCAATGGGTGTGGGACGGCCGCGAAGGCGTCGACCCGAACAAAGAGGCGAACGCCACCGAGACGAAGCTCGCCACGCTCACCACGTCGCTCGCGGCCGAGTACGCCCGGCAGGGCAAGCAGTGGGATGTCGAGCTTCGGCAGATCGCCGCCGAGCGGCAGCTCATGGCCGAGCTGGGGCTCTCTATCGGCGACCGGCCCGCCCAGGTCGTCGTGCCGCCGGCCGACGCCGTGACCGCCGCCGGCGAGCCGGGCGTGATCGCCGAAGAGTCGTACAAGCCGACCGCCGAGATGGCGGAAGAGGCAGAGCGTGGTCTGGCGTGGCGTCGTGAGTTCAACCGCGGCGGCACCGAGATCGGCGTGGCCCGTGCCCGCGACATTGCCAACGGTCGGCCGCTCTCGCTCGACACCGTCAAGCGGATGGCGAGCTACTTCGCCCGGCACGAGGTGGACAAGCAGGGCGAAGGCTGGAGCCCCGGTGAGGACGGCTACCCGTCTGCCGGCCGCATCGCGTGGGCACTGTGGGGCGGCGATCCCGGCCGCACGTTTGCCAATTCGATCACCGAGGAGGCCAACGCATGAGCGCACTCACGCTCCGGGCCGATGTCCAATTCCTCCGAGCCGACGACGGCGAGGGTGAGGCACTCACAACGCCACGGACGCCGCGGTTTGCGATGGTCGGCTACACGGGCGGGATCATCCGCCAATCGTGGAGCCGCGAGCCGATCGTGATCGACCTCGCCGGCATGTCGGTGCCGAGCGTGGTGCCGATCGTCTTCGGCCACGACTACTCGCTCGAGTCCGTCCTTGGTCAAGGCTCTGCCTCTCTCGGCACCGAGCTGGTGATCGACGGCGCGATCCTCGCCGACAGCGAGGCCGCCGGCCAGGTCGTGAGGCTCGGCGACAAGGGCTACCAGTGGCAAGCCTCGGTCGGCGCTGACGTGGACGAGCAGACGCTTGTCGCGGCCGGCGACACCATCACCGTCAACGGCCGGACCTTCGAGGGTCCGGTGCGGATCGTAACGCGTTCCACGCTGCGGGAATGCTCGTTTGTCACGCTCGGGGCCGATGCAGCGACGGCCGTCACCATTACCGCCAGTCAGGCGGGGGAGTCTCCTATGAACGACGAGACGAAGGCCGCCGACGGGATGCCGACGGGGCCGGTTGAGAGCCAGGACGGCGGCGCGATGCCGACCGGGCCGAGCGACGTGGCGAGTGCCGCGCCGAAGATCGACGTGCAGTCGATCCGCGAGCAGATCGTGGCCGAGGTGAAGGGTGAGCTGCTTCAGTCGCTTCGCGACAACCGCGGCCCGGCCATTCACGCCACGAAGCCGGTGGTCGACGAATCGCAGGTCGTCATCGCCGCGATGGGCATGGTCGGTGGCCTGCCGTCGGTCGAGAAGCAGTTCTCCGAGCCGGTCCTCGAAGCCGCCCACAAGCGGAGTCGAACGATCGGCTTGCAGGACGTGCTCGTCACCGCCGCCCGGCAGGGCGGCTACGACGGGCCGGCGACGGTCAAGGCGTCGAATATCGGCGTGGTGCTGCGGGCGGCGTTTGCCACCCACAACATCTCCAACATCCTCGCCGCGACTTACGGCAAGTACCTGCTCGCCGGCTTCGAGGCCGTCGAGTCGGTGTGGGAGCAGATCTCGCTCGTTCGGCCGCTGAACGACCTCAAGGCCGCCACCGGGGTTCGCCTCGACGGCGGGTTCGTGTTCGACGAGGTGGGCAACGACGGGAAGCTCAAGAGCGCTGACGCCGGCGACGCTGCCCGGACGCTCCAGGCGAAGACCTACGGTCGGATGTCGAGCATCACCCGTGCCGACATCATCAACGACGACCTCGGGGCTCTGACGGCGGTTCCCCGCCGGCTCGGTCGCGGTGCGGCGTTGAAGTTCAACCAGGTGTTCTGGGCCGCGTTCGAGGCGTCGAACTCGAGCTACTTCCAGGGTGCGACGGCCGGTGCCGGCAACGCCCTGGCGATCGGCTCGGTCGAGACGGCGTACGGTGCGTATCGGTCGCTCACCGATCCGGACGGAGCTCCCCTCGGCATTACGCCGAAGATCCTGCTCGTGCCGGTGGGACTGCGGATCACTGCGGACAAGATCCAAACCGGCAACACGCTCCTCGCGTCGTCGCTCGGTTCGACCTCGTCCAAGGTGCTCGAGCCCCAGGCGAACGTGCTCGCCGGGAAGTTCACGATTGTCGATTCGGCCTACCTCTCGTCTTCCTCGACGTGGTGGCTGGCGGCCGATCCGGCGGATCTCCCGACGATGGAAGTGGGCTTCCTGAACGGTCAGCGTCAGCCGACCGTCGAGCAGGCCGAGGCCGACTTCGACACGCTCGGCATCCAGGTTCGCGGCTACTTCGACTTCGGCGTGAGCAAGGCCGAGAGCCGTGCTTGCTACCGCATGGCGACCGCCTGATCCACGCCCGCGTAATCCGTGCCCGGCGGGCTTGGGATGTCCAAGCCCGCCGGGGTGACGCTCAAACCATCCATCCACAGTAGAGGTGTGACTCATGGCTACCCTGAAGAGTGATTCCGGCGTGTGGGACTACACGCCCGCCACCGCGAAGGCGGTCGGCGACGTGGTGATTCTCGGCAAGGTCGTCGGCGTCGTCTGCCGGCCGATCGCTGCCTCGACCAAGGGTGCGATTGCCACCCGCGGCGTCTTCACGTTCGACAAGGTCACGGGCGGCGCTCTGTCCGCCGGTGCCGTGGCCTACCTCCACTCGAACCTCAAGGTCACCGGCACCGCGACCACGACCGGCATCGCCGGGCTCGTGGCCGTCGACGCTGCCGCTGGTGACACCACGGTCGACGTGGAGATCAACGCGGGCATGCTGTACGACCTCAACGTCAGCGGCCCCGCCTGATCCGGTTCTCATCCGCAAGCCGCCGGCGGTCGCCTCTCCTCGGGGACCGCCGGCGGTCTTGTGTGCGGAGGTGACACGTGGCCGACATGCTCTCCGACGGTGCGTCGTGGCTCGCCGATCAGCTCCAGGCGTCGGCGTCGCTCAACTGCGCCTACCGCCGGGGTGCGAACACGGCACAGTTCGCCGCCACGATCGGGAAATCGATGTTCGAGGCGAGCGGTCAGAACGGCGTGACGGAGCAATGGGAGAGCCGCGATTACATCGTCAAGACGAGCGAGCTGCCGTACGGCGAGCCGCGCCGCGGTGACCTGATCGTCGAGGATTTAAACGGCGTCTCGATGTTCTACGAGGTGACCGCGCCGAGGGGCGTGCCGCTCTTCCACTACGGGGATGCGTTCCAGCAGCTCGTCCGCATCCACACGAAGCAGACCGACCGCGACATCACGTACATCATCACCGAGCAGGGTGACGAGATCGTTGTACCGCTGACCGCTCAGGACTGACGCCATGCCGCTCCAAAAGCGCGTCGATCAACTGCCGGCAGCGACGGGCGTGACCGGCACGGACTTCATCATCCTCTCGCGGCCGTCCGGCCCGACGGGCACGGTGGGCACGCGATCGGTGCGTCTCTCGCAGCTCATCACGTTCCTCGAGGCCAACGGCGGAGCCACGGGACCGACGGGTGCCACCGGGGCTGCAGGTGCGGCGTCGACGGTCACCGGGCCGGCGGGTGCGTCTGTGACCGGCCCGACGGGTGCGGCCGGCAGCCAGGGCGAGCGCGGTGACACCGGCCCGGCGGGTGTGGCCGGCAGCAACGGTGCGGCGGGTGCGGCCGGGGAGCGTGGCGATACCGGGCCGACGGGCAGTCCGGGCGCTCAGGGGCCGGCGGGCGACGCCGGAGCCGCGTCTACGGTCACCGGGCCGACCGGCCCGCAGGGGCAGGTCGGGGCCGCGGGCAGCAATGGCGCGGCCGGTGCCACCGGCCCGACGGGGATCGTGTTTTCCTTCGGCACCGCATACCCGACCGGCGGCAATTCGGGCGACCTGTACCTACGCCATTCGTGAGGGCCGTGATGAATCTCCAAGTCCTCGCCGCGAAGATCCGCGAACCGCAATACGCCGGGCTCTCCGACCAGCTGCTGGCCGACGCGATCAACGGTCTTCGCGTCTCCGTGCGTCGTCCGGTGCCGACCTGGGCTATCCGGCAAGCCGCAATCGAGGGCGGGTATTGGGTCTTGCTGCTCGATGCCCGCGAGTCGTCCACCGCTGCCGTCCGTGCCCTTGCGATCTCGGTCCTCGCGTGGATCGACGATCAATCGGGCACGATTCAGACGGTGGATCTCGACCGCCCCGCGGTGGTCGCCATGCGGGCCGCGCTCGTCCAGGCGGGGATCGTGACGCAGCAGCAGGCCGACGCACTGTCGGCGCTGGCCGACGTGTCGATCCCGTGGACGGAGTCG